ACGACGATGGCGTGGAGCAAGCCTTTGGCTTCAATCGTACTGCGTAAAGATTCCATAGCTTCTGCATCGAAATCTTTACGCTGCCTGTCGCCAGTGATAAGGATAGAATCAATGTGAATAGTTTGCATTTTCTGGGCTTTCTGTTAGTGATTGGGAGGGCGAAAACCTACCGCCACGGCGATATTGTGGGTAGGGGTAGGGTAGAGTATAGGGGGGATAGCGAGAGCCACCACGGAGGTGCGGGGCTGGGGTAGAGCGGATACCTGTTATAGCATGGGTACTGGAATGGGTACTGGTAGAGGCAATCATAGCTTCAGCTCGGTCAAATGACGTTCGGGCAAGAGAAAAAAGGTCAGAGCGATGTGTTGCTCTGACCTTCGTGGTGCGTAGTACAGGTTACAAGGCAGGGAGCAAATTACAACTTGGCAACGTTCTTGATCTCAGCAAAAACATCATCATCAGTTGGGCGGTGGGTCACAGCGACTTTAGCAAACAGTCCTGGGAGCATTGTGAAACTGAATGGCTCATGGGCTGAGTTCTTCCCTACTGCTTCCCGTAAGCGGCCAAGGTTGATATTTTTCCCTTTGGACATATCTAACTTCCCTTCGGGAGTTAAATCCAGCATAATCCCTTGGCGAACTTTAATTGTGTCACGACCTAAGAGTTGTTTAACATCTTGATCTTCAATTACCCATACAACATCCAAAGCCAAACCGGATTTGGTTCCGTCTTTTGTCTGCCATGAGCGGGCATCAACTGTGTCAATAAAAGCTTGGTATTCACCAATAGGTACTGGGATTAATTTAGTATCGAGTGCGCCGGAAACTGATGCATCTAAAAATGATTGTGCGTCGAAGGACATGGTAAAACTCCTGAAAAGGCTGAAGACCGAAGGTTAAAGGAAAGTATAAAATGTATGGCTGAGGGCTGTAGTCAAGTTGTAGAGTGTTAGTAATGACGAAAGCTTCTGAGGACTGAGATTAAACCGCTAGTCCCCGACGCGGTGAGATTGTATAGTTACATGGGCGGTAGCAGTATGCAACAGATTTTTATTCAGTTATTGGTTTTGGTTGGTCGGGTAACTCCGCCGAATTACGGACGGGTAATTCGGCGGAGTTACTCTCAGTGGCAATTGCCCTGCACCTCCTTCATGCTATACCCCCACGTGATTTCCACTTACTAATAATCTTCCCAAAGTCCGCCGCCAGTCCTTGTGCAATAGGAAGATTCCGTGTCTTCACATCTGCCATCGTACTCCCCGTATCCCAACTGAACTTTGTACCTTCCCGCACAGTCAAGATAACATCAGAAAACATTGGGTTAAGCTTCGGGGCAAGGGCTTTCCCTAGTGCACTCACCATGATCTTCACGCCACCTAAGACCGCGTCAGTCTCCCGTTCCACATGAGCTATTAGCACGAAGTGACAGCGACAATTATCTGTCCACATACGGATGATCTTTTCTACTTGATCCTGAGCAATCCCCCAATCCATCTGAGATCGGACTGGCTTACCACCAACCACTAGGGACATTGCTGCTCTGGACAGCCCCGCCAGTCCATCCACGACAAAGGCTCGGTCTGGCCCCCAAGTGTCAACACAACCAAACTTCTGCCCTGTGCGATCATCTGGGAAATCATTCACGGCCATTATGAGCTTCAGAAACTGGTTGTGGTTACTCCTTTTTGGGTCAGCCATTTTCGCCAGAGACTCTAGGTTCATCGTGTTGACCTTTGTGGCACTCTCCAAGAAGTCAGCGAAACTTGCTTTTGGGGCTTCGAGAACGTGCCAATGCAGGTTAGCTGGAACGGGCTTCCCCTTGTCTGTCCAGTACCCAAGGAGGGATTCAAGGCCTGGCTCCAGTCCCATGTAAAAGGTCTCGATCCCAGCATCCACTAAAGTCCCAATGGCTGTGGTTTTACCTGTGCCAGCTGGCCCCATTAGGAGGACATTCGTTCCTGGGAGGGCGCTAGTGGGGGCCGAAACGGCTGCTGCGGCCAATTCTACTGTGTTAGTCATAATATCATTCCTTTTGATTCTGCAAAGTCCATATGGACTGAAAATTCCCTGCGAATAGCGTCCTCCGGCAGGGAGTCATTGAAAGATTTGTCCCACGTCAGGAAGAGGGAGCCTGGGACTCCGCACCCGTAGTGAGCTGGATGTTTTCGGCAGCTCAAAGTCCACACCATTGTGAGCTGTGAGGAGCCGTTGATTTCCACTGGACAACGTGCCCAAACCTCAGCACAGTAAGGGCAAAAGAAAGCAGAGCCAAGTGGAGGAGAAAGAGTATCATGTACCCTGATAAGCTTTCTCTCTGTTGCCCCGAGATAGCGACCTTCTGCAAAATAGTGCTGAGTGATTGTCATAATGGCTGCTGGTTATTTGTGGGTTCTTGCCGCGACCATTACCGCGAGTTCGTCATCAGCTCCTGATAGGTCCCCTAGATTTCCTACAGTGGTAATGGTGGGCGAAGGTGGGAGAGCGATACTGCGAACGTGCCCCCAAGAAGCTTCGTAATCCGCCACTGACATTTCTTTGTGCAGCAGAGGATCCCAGACTTTCTGTGTGAAGAAAGTTGGCAGCCATGTTTCAGGGTTAGATGATTTGCATACCTTTACAAAGCTGCAATTACCGTAACTGTTACAAGCCCCATCCAGGTCGTAGTCCCAATACCCTTCTTCCCAGCACTTAATCATAGCACTGATATCACGGAGAGTTTGCTGCTCCCATCGGTCGATTTCATACTGCGTCCGATAGGTAGGCACTTCCATCGTGTCATACTTAGTCTTTAGGATACTGACCCCACGGATGATTGTACCATCTGCCTTAATCCCTTGCTTCTGCAGTGCCCATTCATAGCCAGTAAATTGTGACCGCATTTCCCACTGAGCCCCCCAACTCTGCCCTAAGCTGGTCGTGGTCTTTTCGTCATAGATATACACTCCCCCAGCGCGGTTGGCGATCATGTCAGAGCGCCCTGTGTAGAGGATTGGGTCACCTGTGACTGGATGGGCAATTGCTAGGGGCTCAGCAAAAGAGAACTCAATCCCCCGACGACCACTTGGGAGGGTGATCGGGTCGGCTCCGTCAGCTCCGAGTGGGTAGTTATGGAAGTAGAACTCCAGCGCACCACACATCCGTTCAAGAGACTTTGCGCTTTCTGGTGGGCACTCAAAAGAGCCGTAGTGCTTGATAAGGGCGGAGAGGCCAGCAGCTTCCGCGTCTTCTGCGCTGTGGGCGAGGACGTAGAAGGCATTACGAGCTGCTTCAATGCCGGACGCAAAGGCTCCACCAGCTACAAGATGGACAGATTGTGCTTGAGGTTTCCAGTGCTCCACATACTGGCGAAAGGCTTTTTGTCGGCAGCTGCGAAATGTGGATAGAATGGTACTGTCGATTGTGTGTGGGAACATTGGGCGGGCTTGGGCTTGGGATTGTGAGAGCGTCATTTGGCGCTTTCTATAGCGGGGGCAGGAGCAAATATGTCACCTTCTCGCAGTAGGAGATTCTTATCGTCTGGGTGAGGGGCGGGGTCCGTAGGGATTGCTGTAATCGAGAATAACACTTCCGCTTTCGCTGCGGCCATTGCAAGTTCAAACCAGCAAGCAACAGTATTAATGGAAACTTCTGACAGGGTATGGTAATCGCAAAAGGCCTCAGCCCATAGACGGGGGTTTGTGGTACTGGGGATGGCAAGGGTATGTGGTTTCATTCTATAACTCCTTCAAGTGACTGTGTCACGTTAGCTAATAACAATTGTTGCCAGCTTCTGCTGGTGGTAGTGGTGGGGATGGGGATGGGGGGATAGGCAGCGATTATAACCCTACCAATTCATCCAGCAAACTATTCCCATCAACAGGGACTTTCTTTGCAGCTGTAGCTGCTTTCTTCCCTCGACTAGTGGCACTGACTTCACTCGCACCAACTCGTTCTTTGCGGATAGCTGCAATGGCTGCGCGATAGTCGTCAATAGTCATAGTGCCTTCTTTTGACTTCATACGCCAGATCTGGATATTATTCACAATTACGTCACTCATGGTAAGGTTCCTATAGTGTATGGGGCGTTTCTACGGCGAGTTACTAATTTGTAACTCGCCTCAATTATAACCCCACGTGATGGCAGTATTCAACACCTATGTAGCAGTATTGAGGGAGGTTCGATGTAGTTGTCATTACTAGCTCCTTTAGTCTTGCAAAATGCTGGATTGTAGTAACCTCACCTGACGGGACATACGGTCGTCGCACGACGTAGGGAACACCAGCTCTATCCGCCAGCTTCAATATCTCTTGATTGGTCATTTTGTCTTCCTCAATTGTTCATTGCAATCTGCGACGACCGCTTTAGCGACAGCCATTAGTGACGCACGTGTACCATCGTCAATGCGAACCTTTAATTTTGGCAGATCCTCAATTGCCCTAGCTGCTGCTGCGTCAGCTATGGCTCTGCAAGTGGCGGTACGGTCTCCCGATTCATCCCATATAGCTATCAACTCGTCGTCTGTGAGTGGCGATGTTACTGTTGGCGCTGTATTGGCAAAGCGGAATTCCCAATCCTCTGACGCGTTAACTACAGTATCAAGGCTAATTTCAACCCATCTACCATGTGCTGTGTACCTACCGTCAATCTTACGGCTGGTGTCTTTTATTGCCTCCGCAATAATGGCAGCGTGTAGGTGGGTATTGTTTGGTGTACTCATTTTAATTTCCTCAGTTGGCCGTTCTGTCAGTGTTTCTTCCCAATTTGGTTCACTCACGCTTGTTGCATGGTATCCGAGTGATTTATAGTCCCCGCCAGAATCCCATAGTGAATTTTGTGGGGACGGAAGGTCTACATATAGGTACACCTTCCCACCAGAATCCATCGCAGCGTACTTGAAGCGGCTTTCCACTTTCGCCCAATCAATATCTAGTTTCATGGTTGCCCCCCCCAAATGCTATGATACGATTCTCAAGAATGTCTAGGTATTGCCACATAATAGCGCTCTGCTTACTCAGTAGATTCTGTTCAGATTTATGGAGGAAACTAAATGCAGGGTTAAATAGGATAAGGTGGGCAAGCGCATCGCATTTAATACGAAGTTCGTCTCTTTCAGCCACTACTCGTTGTCGATATGAGTAGACTTTTGTATTGTTCATTTTATATCCCTTGCTTATAAATAATAATTCTCTTGCAGCGGTTATCCTCGCTGCGCAGATTTTGGTAGAAGTTTGCGACCCAAGACATAGTCAGGGCGGCGTTGAGGTTGTGGGCATATCGCAAGGATTCTCCATCCCTTAGATAAGGCCTCTTGAAGTTCGTCTGTGCAACAATCCTCTTTGAGCATTGTGTCATCTATGCCCATAAGGTTTGTGCTTGGCTGCTCCTGTTGACACTTAGTGTTGAACAACTTCTCCACAGCTTCAGCGGAACTACGCACAGATGCTTCAATAATGGAACTGATATCTATCCCTGACTTGCCGTTATAGACAGGCTTGATGTATTCTCTAGGACTGACGTATGTTCCGCAGTAACCCTCATTAAGTAATTCAATAGCTTGCTCAGCATTGCAAAAAGCAACACCCAAAACTTCAGATTCTTCAATGCCTAGCCGTTTCAGCAAGTCAACCTGCTTCTGCCGATCTGCGGCTTTGTTCTCCCCATAGAGGTAGTCAGGTTTCACTGAGTAGAGTTTCATACTTCCCCCCCCCTTAAGCAGACAAATACAGACGGGTAGTCGGGCGACTGCACGCGACATACAAACATTGAAAAGCTTCTTTTCGCTGGCGGTTATACAGAATATCGCCATAATCAACCCAGACATTCTCATAAGTTGATCCTTGTGCTCGATGTGCTGTCAAGGCATACGCATACTTAACATCGTGGAACAGCTCTTTATGCTCCCAGAACTTCTTCCACAGCTTCGGGTTGCCTTTCGCGTCGTGGGCTTTGTGCATACTATCCCGACCAAAATCTGCACCACTGTCCGGATGGATAACCAGTAACCTAACCATCGTGTTCTGCTCAGTTCGGCAGAGTAGCTCAATCCCACGGTACTTAGGTTCTAGTGGGTGGTGGCACTCCACGAAGCTCTCAACAATAGCTTCATCATCAGTGTTCATCATAACTTCATCCCCCTTCATGATTGGGCCAGCGGCCACAATGCGATCACCAATGAGGTAATGGCCCGGAATAGCCGCTGCACCAAAAATAGCAAAGCGGATTAGATTGTTATACTCTGCCACCCGAACATTGCGCCATGCAATTGCTTTCGCCTGAGTGCCATCAGCAAATTTCCCTGCCTGAGCCGCGTCAAACATGGATTGACGGAAAGCGGCTTTTGTCCCCTTAATTACACCCATACCGCCGGAGGAGTCAGACTTGATGTCAATGCAAGGCGCAATACTATCCACCTGGGATCGGATACGTGTTACTAACTCCAGGATCTGGTTATCATGTCGCATGACTTTTGTCAACTGTGCTCCATTTCGTAAGCTCCAGATCAGGGAATTGGATTCCCCTACTGGGGGGAGCTGAGCCGCGTCACCCATAAATACTACTTTGATGTTGTGCTTATCAGATACGTCACGCAGGATGCGGAAAAGATTAGCGGATACCATTGACCCTTCGTCAAGGAAAATAGCATCCAGCTCGGATAGGTCTTGTGGCGGCTTACCTTCCACGACTTTCTTAAGTTCCCCAGATTTGTCCACTCGAAGTCCGAGAAGGCTGTAGATTGTGCCTGCCTTTTCGGCCACTTTACGGAGTTCCTTGGCTGCTTTATTTGTAGGCGCTGTAAAGGCAAATCTCGCTGCGCTCTTAGCAGATCGTCGAATGACTTCACGCATACAGAAAGTTTTTCCTGTCCCAGCGAATCCACTAAGGACGAAGAACAAGTCTTCGGGTTCTGGGTCTTGGAGAAATTCAATGAGTTTAGTAACTGCAGCAGACTGCTCCTCACTTAGGGATATGGGAGTAGCCTGGGCCGGGGACGAACTCACGACTGGAGAAGCTCCCATCAGGGTTTCGGATGTTGATCGTGGCAGTGAGGTTATTGTGACTGAGGTTGTCATTTTGTGTGCTTTCTGCTATCTTGAAGGCTTTGCCTTCGTAGGTTGTGGGCTGTTGCCCTTGAATTTCTTCTAATGTGATACCTGTGAGGAATCGGAAAACCGGCAATCCCAGTGTTTTCGCCATATAGTATTCCAGTATAGCTCCCTTGGAGGACTCCCAACCTTCCAAAAGAGCTACCGCTTCGCAGGTGAGGACTTGTCGAAGGCTTTCACGTAGGTAAAAGTCATACGACTTTGCCATACCGAACCGGCGGCCTGTGTTGGCGGGGTTGATGATGTAGGCAAACCCGAGTCCACGAAGTTCCTTCTCAGCAGCATCGAAGGCGGGATAGTTGAAGTCTGCGATACCCGTCATTGGTCCAGCTATATACACGGCTAAGTTGGTTAGCGGTGTGGCTGGTGTGGCTGGTGTGGCTGGTGGATCTGGGAGTATGCCCATCACAATACCCCCTGCTGCGCCGTTGCCATAAAATGAGAGCGAAGCAAACTCACGAAGAACTCTTGCTGTGCCCCCAGCGGGATCTTTCCCTCAAGCTCACTGAATAGGTGCAACTGCACCTGAGCCGCGAGATCTTCTGGGAGTCCAACGTGTAGATACACTGTGCGGACTGTCTTTTTAGGCCTAGCCATCTTATATCCTTTAGGTAAGTTAAAACCGATAGTGAGTCGTTACCAGCACACACCGTTCTTTACGACAATTACTGCCTGTTACAACAACTTCCAAGCCTAATAGACCACCTAAAAACCAATTTCTGGGGGATGGTGGGAGAGAGTCAGCAACAACAAACTGTGCCAACTCTACTATGCTGAAGTAGATAATAGTTTTTCGGTCACTGGGGGATTTCCCTAGCAGTGGATTTGTTTCCCGATACGATGGGGCTTCTTTTAGCTTCGTGGTTTGGTAGGCATCCAAACCAAGGAAAGCAATTAAAGCAGTTTCCCCCTCAACTTGGGCTGGAGTCCACTCCGCCGATTGTGCGAAAGCACTGGGCACGACTGCCCCCAGTAGAAATGGGAGCGCCCGAAGTAGCTGAGAGGGGCGTGAGGGGCTGATTAGGAGTGCCATTAAGCATCCTCAAAA